GCTAACCAATGAAGAACAGCAACTAATTCAGAGCATTCTGCTAATAGAGTGCTCGATAGTAGTGATTCAATCCGAGGCGGTATTTAAAATACCGGGAATTTATTAAACCGGGAAGTAGAAAGTTCTGATTTCAACTGTTTCTGAAATGGAAAGGGTTCAACGAGGGTTAATAATGAAATTTGAAGATTTAACAATCGAATCACAAGTCGCAGCACGTGAAGCTCTGATAAATGCACTAAATATAGAGATGGAATCTCGACGCTATATCGATAACGACAGGGCGAAATATATCGCCCGAAATATTAGGGATAGCTTTATTGCTCTTGAAACAGAGAACCCAAGGCGATGCTATGGGGACGATGAAGTTGAAGCCGAGGATTAACCCTCATCCAAACCAGACCAGCTTCCGGGTTGGAAAGGGTTCAATAGGGGCTGATATGCATATTAATGGCATGGGTAAGTTATCTGTAACGATATACAGCGCTTACTTTCATAAAAATGGTTTTTTCATACACACTGATGAACAGGAGGACTTTTGGGTTCTCCTGTCTAAAGAAATGGGTTATGGGCGATTTACAAAATTAAGAGATGATGATGAGTTCTCTAAGACTGGAGCACTGATGAAATTAGTTGAAATGCGGCAGGACCTTGAGCCAGGCCAAGGTCGATTAGTTTTGTCATCAAATGTTTTATTCCGTCTGCGGGAAGGGTTCGAAGTTGCTTCAAAAAGGATTCTTTATCCTGTTTTTGGAGAGCAGACGACTCTATAAATTGGGCTATTTTTTCTATTGTATCGTCATGAAATTTCACTACCGTTACATTCAAAATAGCGCCTAAGCCACCATCATCGCTGAGAAAGTCGATTCCTTTAGATGTTATTTTTATCGAGTTTGGGTTTACTAATTCCTTGCTTACTCTGCCAGTAATTAGCCCATGACCTATTAGATATTCAAGGTTGGCAATTAATATATTTTCACTTGAAAATTTATCTATAAAATTTCGGTACTCATAAACATCAAACCCGCCGTATTCAGGGTCGGCTAGTAACTCAAGTAATTCACGTTGAATTTCTCTTGGGTAATTATCCATATTGATATTTCTCACTTTTGTAGGGGTGAGTTAATTCTAGATGATTTCTCGTTGTAGGGGTACAACAGAACCACCTCGCCTGATGTGGTTAAAAGCAGGCATAGCGGCTGGTGGCATTTTTATTTAAGGAGTTAACAAATATGGCCGGACTAAAAGAACTGTCTAATAAATTGACTCAAATAAAGAAGCAAGTCCCATTTGCCACAGCACAAGCATTAACAAAAGTTGCCCGGCAGATTGAACAAGCTGAGAAAAAAGCAATTGAGCGCAAGCTGGATAATCCCACTCCTTTTACCGTTAAGTCAGTGGGTTCAGTCGGCGCGAGCAAGAGCAATCTGAAAGCTAAAGTATTCATTCGTGATATAGCCGCAAGTTATCTCACACCCTTTGAAATTGGCGGGGTACATAAACTTAATAGCAGTGCGTTATTAAATCCGAAGAATATTAAGCTAAACAAGTATGGCAACTTACCCCGTAATAAACTCCAGCAGTTAAAAGCCAAACCCGATGTATTCATCGGTGAAGTCACAACAAGCGAACATAATAGTGTCAATGGCGTATGGCAACGTAAGAAAGCCAGAAAGGGCAAGAAGGGCAAAAAGCGGTTAAAGCGCTCTCCGAATGGCACTCGCAGAGAGAGGAAAAAGCAGCGTCCACCGAAATTGTTAATCCGGTTCGGTGATGCATTGCCCGTTACCCCGATTCTCGGTTATCAAGAACGCGCAAGAAAGATGGCTGATGCATTGATGCCGTCAGCTATGAGTCATGCGCTAGATGAAGCTATTAAAACAGCTAAGTGAGGTTGTAATGAGGTATGAATTGATTCCAACAGTAACATTACCCACACAAGAAGAAGTTGACGAAATAATCAATAAATTGAAATCAGAACTAAGCGGATTTGATGCTCATCATTCTTTAGCTGGTGTGATGGTGCGTGAGTTGCATAAGCGACTGAGTAAATCCATTAAATGCAAAGTCAGCGTGGGTGTAACAAAAGAATATATGGATGCTATGAAACACATTGTTCACGAGAATGACAACGAGATAATAGTGACTGGTTTTGATGATAAATTAGTAATTCACTCAATCAAGGGCAGCTAAGTGATAGAATGACTAATTGATACTTAGCAATGAATGAGGTTTCTATGTTTAATGATTCAGACCACAAAATTCCAACACCTCTTACTGTTGAAGAGATAGAGAAATTTTTTAATGCCATACAATATCAATTAGAAGATGCAAGAATATCTCTTGATGCTGCAAAACGTGGAGATCCAAGTCTTTGGTATGTATTAGAGTGCTTTAATGTCATTGCAGAGCTAGCAGATGCAGCTTTAGCGGGCAAGACTATTAAGGATATAAAATAATATTAATTCTCATTTAAGGCGCTACCACAGCTAGATAAATGATAATGATTCTCATTTGTATTGAATGGGTCCTTACCAGCGACATTTAAATCATGGGACATTGTGCGCCCCGATGTTTCACTAGTTATAAGTCTTTGAAATTTAGGTAACATTGACAAATGAATCAGTCAGAATTTGCAAAATTGCACGGCGTCAGCCGCAAAACCGTAACACAGTGGAAGTCACGCGGCTGGCTGGTTCTGGACGGTGATGACATCGATGTGGACGCATCAAACGCTAATGTTGAACGATATCGAAAGTCTGTTACCCGGCCCGATAATAAAGTAGTCACAGGTAACAAACAGGGTAACAAGTCAGGTAACAGATCCCAGGGTAACAAATCTGACAGTGGACGCACGGAGTCACCGACAAAAATCGTCGAGCGGATGATCGCTGAAAAGGGCGCAACGATGACATTCGATGAAGCCCGGACGTTAAAAGAAAACTTTCTCGCGTTGCTCACTCAATTAGAGTACGAAATTAAATCCGGTCAGGTGCTTCCTTACAAGGACATGATTGAAGCTGTTGGGCAAGAGTATTCAAGAATGCGCACTCGCTTAATCGCTATTGCTCCAGAACATGGCCCGCGTTTGCGGGTGCTAGCTTCTACCACTAATGACACGGAGTTTGTTCAAGCGTTACAGGAGGTGGTTTACGAGGCTATGGAGGAGTTAAGCCTTGATGATAATAAACAACGAGGAGAAAGTTAACACATCTGCATGGCAGAACTTCACGCAAGATTTATATAAACGTCGCCCTGATATCCGTCCACCTGAGCCACTTTCGCTAAGTGAATGGGCCAATAAATACGCTGTATTATCAAAAGAAACCAGTGCGCAAACAGGGCGATTTCGTTCATTCGCATATCAAGATGGCATGATGAATGCGATTACAGACCCGACTGTTACTTACGTGTCTGTTATGAAATCGGCTCGTGTCGGCTATACAAAAATTCTCGATCACGTAGTGGGTTATTATCTGGCGCATGATCCGTCCCCGATACTTGTTGTTCAGCCGCGCGTTGAAGATGCGGAAGACTACAGTAAAACCGAGATTGCCCCAATGCTGCGTGATACCCCGGTGTTGGCTGAAATCTCTGGTGACCCCAAGGCCAAAAGCAGTAATCAGACCATCCTGAAGAAAACATTTTTGAACGGCTCGAACCTAACGCTTGTAGGGGCTAACAGTCCGGGCGGGTTTCGTCGTATCACATGCCGAATCATCTTGTTTGATGAAGTGGATGGTTATCCGTCTGGCGGTGCGGGTGTTGAAGGTGATCAGATAGCATTGGGTACAAAGCGTTCTGAAACGTTCTGGAATCGAAAGATTGTGCTGGGTTCAACACCCACAGTGAAAGGCACAAGCAGGATTGAAAAATCATTCGGCGATAGTGACCAGCGTTACTATTACGTTCCTTGCCCACACTGCAATGAATATCAAATACTTGAGTGGGGCGGTCCAGACACCCCCTACGGGATCAAGTGGGACAAAGATGAGAACGGAAATGGCTTGCCTGATACTGCTTACTATGTTTGTCGTCACAACGGCTGTGTGATCCATCACAATGAAAAAGCCGGGATGGTGAAGCATGGAGAGTGGCGAGCATCAAAACCCTTCAAAGGTCATGCCGGGTTTCATATCTGGGCGGGTTACAGTTTGTTTCCGAACGCGGCTTGGAAATACTTAGTTGCTGAATGGTTGAGAGTAAAAAATGACCCTCTTATGAGGCAAACATTTATTAACTTAGTGCTGGGTGAACCGTATGAAGATCGGGGCGAGAAAGCACTCAGTGAAAAACGTCTGCTTGAACGCTGTGAAGTCTTTGCCGCTGAGGTCCCGGACGGCGTAGCTGTGTTGACGGCGGGTATTGATACCCAAGATGACAGATTCGAAATTGAAGTTGTTGGCTGGGGCCGCAATGAGGAAAGTTGGTCAATTGCTTATGATGTGATTGAAGGTGATCTTGAAACTGATGAACCGTGGAAGCGATTAGATGCTTATTTGAAGCAAGTTTGGCGGCGTGCTGACGGGCGCGGCTTTACTATCATGGCGGCTTGTATGGACTCCGGCGGTCACCACACTCAGAAAGTCTATGAGTTTTCGAAAGCCAGAATTGGTCGCCGGATATGGGCGATCAAAGGAGAATCGGCCCGCGGTGGTAAACGCTCCCCAGTCTGGCCGACTAAAAAACCCACTTCCCGAACTAAGTCGAGTTTCAAGCCCATTATTCTTGGTGTTAATGCGGCAAAAGATACTATTCGTGGGCGTTTGCATCTTGATCCCCCGCAGCCGGGTGAACCTTCTGCAAGTTATATGCATTTTCCGGCAGACAGAGACTTGAATTATTTCAGTCAATTGTTGGCTGAACGTTCGGTGCTCAAAGAGTCGGGTGGGCAACGTTTCCGTGTCTGGGAGCAATTACCGGGCCGGGCTAACGAGGCGCTTGACTGTAGAGTTTATGCATATGCTGCGTTATGTGGACTCCTGCACATGGGACTAAAACTGAATGCATTAGTTACCAGCATCACAGAAAATCCGGGCAGATTATTGCCAGCGCTCGCAGAACCGGAAGAAAAAATCAGCTTGCAATATCCCGGCGTTATTATTCAAGAACCCGAAAAGCCGAAACGAAAACGCATGTCTCAGCTTTTACCGTCTTAGGTGTCATATATGAAGCTTAATGTTACCGATGAAAGCCAAGGGCCTGTCTGTACTGATGATATAGACAGGCTAGCTTTACCATTAGACAAAATTGTGATTGATATAACTTTATTTAAACAGCTTGTTAAGTTTGCTCTCAACGCTCCTGATCTTTGCAGTCATCTTGCTACTGTCGATATTAATCCGACTACCGCAGCGACAAATGAAATAATGATGACTCTTGAGCCATCTGATTTTCTTTTTCGTCTTGATGCCGCACTCAGGGCATGCGGGTAATTCGATTTCGTGATCATCAAATATTGACATATTGCCCCCTTTTTAAATAAGCGGTTCATATTTACCACTAATTATAGTGGTCCCTGAAATACGGACAGCCACTTTCCTGATAAGGATCACTATGTTTAATCCAAAAACTAGCTTGCTGGCTGGCGCAATGACGCGCGAGCAACTTAAAGACGCATTGATGAAAGCGCAGCAAGCCTATATTGCTTTAGCATCCGGGCAACGCGGCGTTTCGTTTTCATATACTCAAGGAGATGGAACTCGCTCAGTGTCTTATCAGCAATCATCAATGGCTGATCTGATGGCGTTGATTCAGTTACTACAGGCACAACTCGGTATCGTAGCAAGGCCGCGAAAGCCGGTAAGGTTTAGGTTCTGATGAATACAGTAAGAATTTTAGGCCCGGACGGACAGCCTTTACCACCATCACGCCCGAAAATGTCTATGTTAGTCGGCGGCAGTCGTGTGCCGTATGACGCTGCTGATACATTTAGTGATCAGCTTGCGAACTGGCAGCCTGCGCTGTGGTCGCCAGACAACGAAATCAATATCTACCGTGACCGCATTGTCTCTCGTGTTCGTGACCTGGCAAGAAATGATGGTTGGGCTAGTGGTGCGATAACTAGGGTTCTTGATAATGCCATCGGTGCTAATTTCCGGCCCATTATTAAGCCAGATTATAGAATGTTGGCACTGATGACCGGCAATCAAAAGTTTGATGCAACATGGGCTGATGAGTACGGGAAAGTTGTCGAGGCGCATTGGCGTTCTTGGGCCAATGATCCGGGGCGTTATTGTGACGTAGAGCGCAAGCAAACAGTTTCACAAATGTTGCGTCTGGCGTTTAGACATAAGCTATTAGATGGCGATGCGTTGGCCGTTTTACAGTATCGAACTGACAGATTAGGTCCCGGACGTGGGCGGTATGCTACGACAATTCAGATTGTAGACCCGGACCGATTGAGTAATCCCCAACAAAATTTCGACATGCCGCATATTCGCGGCGGCGTTGAAATAGACGATGACGGCGCACCTACGTTTTACCATATCCGGGAAGCTCACATTGGTGACTGGTGGAGTGGCGCAAAAACAATGACGTGGGAGCGTGTGCCACGTGAAACGCCGTGGGGGCGTCCGCATGTGGTTCATGATTTTGATCACGAGCGCGGTGCTCAACACCGGGGTAATGGCATCTTAACGCCAGTTGTTCAGCGCCTGAAAATGCTGATTAAGTATGACCAGTCAGAACTTGAGGCCGCTATTCTAAATGCGATATTCGGCGCTTATATTGAATCCCCGTATGATCCGGCTCTTGTTGAAGCGGCTTTGGGTGAAAGTGAGGATGAGAATTTAGGCGCATATCAACAGGGACGCGTCGAGTTTCACAATGACCGCCGTTTGTCATTACAAAACGGGGCACGACTCCCGATTCTGTACCCCGGCGAGCAAATCAATACAGTGAACGCAGCGAGACCTCATAGTAATTTTGAAGGTTTTGAGAGTGCGGCACTACGCAATATCGCGGCGGCAACAGGGCTGTCTACTCAGCAAGTGACACAGGATTGGTCTGATGTGAACTACAGTTCGGCACGTTCAGCCATGTTAGAAGCGTGGAAAACACTAACACGTCGTCGCGCTGATTTTTCAATCGGCTTTGCTCAACCCATTTTAACCGCCTTTATTGAAGAAATTCACGATATAGAAGATTTACCTTTGCCAACTGGCGCACCTGATTTCCTAGAGGCGCGAGCCGCTTATTGTCGGGCGCAATGGATGGGGCCGGGCCGAGGCTGGGTAGATCCTGTGGCAGAGAAGAAGGGCGCAATCTTGGGTATGGATGCCGGTTTATCTACGTTAGAAATGGAAGCCGCAGAAAACGCCGGTGAAGACTGGGAAGAGATGCTCGATCAGCGTAAGCGTGAACTTGATGCGTTTAAAGAACGGGGCTTGACTCCTCCGTCATGGGCGCAACTGGATGTTCCCGCTGATAAAACTATTCAAGATCCGAAGGTGGAGTAATGAATTTACCACATTTGGCCCAACGGCTATTTAACACTCCGCTAGCATTGCACCCGCGTAAAGCTGAGGTCGTGATGGCTGCATTAACAGATAGATTCGGTATTACACGGATTAATACTATGGGGGCATGGGAAGACGATGACAGCTTTTCACGCCCCGGAAATAATGATGCCGGGTATGACGTAGTAGAAGGGATTGCGGTAATACCAATACAGGGAACACTTGTACAAAAACTCGGTTCCTTGCGTCCCTACAGTGGCATGACCGGGTATGACGGTATCAGGCAATCCTTTCTTACCGCACTGTACGATCCCGAAGTAGCAGGAATTTGTCTGGATATTGATTCCCCAGGCGGCGAAGTGGCGGGGTGTTTTGACTTGGTAGACGAGATTTATTCAGCGAGGGGAACGAAGCCTATCCATGCAATTTTGGCAGAAAGTGCTTACTCCGCTGCTTATGCATTAGCTAGCGCCGCCGACAAAATCTATGTACCGCGTACCGGTGGAGTCGGTTCAATCGGGGTGATTGTCATTCACTGTGATTGGTCACAGCGCATTAAAGAAGACGGACTGCAAGTAACGATTATCACTTACGGGGACCGGAAAGCAGAAAGTAATCCGTATGTGCCGCTAACTGATCAGGCCCGCACAGCGATTCAAGATGATGTAGACGCGATGGGAAAACTGTTCGTGAGTACTGTTGCCCGCAATCGTGGCATTTCTGAAAAAACTATTCGTGGCACTCAAGCGGCATGTTTTTTAGCCGCCGAAGGTGTCAGTCTGGGATTGGCAGACGAGGTTATCACTCCCGATGCTGCATTCCGAAAATTACTGAGAGAATCAGGAGTTTAATACATGTCTAAGTTGAGTTTCGCCCATTTATTGGGTATTAAAAAATCAGCATCAGAAGATGATGACGACAAAGAAAAAGGCAAAAAAGCGAAATCGCGTCGTGCCGAAGAAGAGGAACGCGACGAAGAAGACGCTGAGGATGATGAGGACGATACTAGGGCTGATGAGGATGACAAAGATGATCCTGATGCTGAGGAAGATGACGACGAAAAAGACACTTCGTCTAAAAAAGGGAAAAAGGCCAAGTCTCGCCGTGCCGACGATGGTGATGACGACGCGGACGCCGAAGAGAATGACGATAAAGAGCAGGGTCGCAGAGCTGAGCGTAAGCGTTGCGCTGCTATTTTTGGCAGTAAACATGCTGCGGGCAGACCGGACATGGCAGCGCATTTAGCGTTCAATACTCGCATGTCAGCACGTGAAGCTATCAGCACTTTAGCCTTGACGGGATCAGCATCTACCCCGCGCCGAACATCATTAGATGAGCGCATGCAACAGGCACAGCAAGTGAGGTTAGGGCCTGATGCCCAACAACCCGCGCGTGGTTCTGTTGAAGCATTGGTTGCCAATGCAACCAGCCTCTATAACTCAGTGAAAGGTAAAAAATAATGGAACAGATTGGACAAAACCCATTTGCGCCCGGTATGACATCGACAATGTTCGTTCCCGATCAGTTAGTCTCTGGCCCGCTTCAACTTGTTACAGACACAGTGACAATTGCAAAAGTGGGATTATTGAAACGGGGAACAGTTTTAGGGCTTATCACTGAGTTAAAAGAATATGCTTTGAGTGTTAAGACCGGCACAGATGGCAGAGAAAAACCCATTGCTATTCTCGCTGATGATGTTGATACAACAACAGAATCAAAGAGTTGCGGTGTTTATTTGATGGGTGAGTTTAACCAACACAGACTCATTTTTGACGCAAGCTGGACACTTGAAGATCTGAAAACTGCCTTACGTCCCTCAGCGATTTTTATTCGCGATAGTATTCAAGCCCCCGTCGCTTAATTCCTTAACTTAACTGCGCTTGATGCCATTTACCCGGCAGGGATGCGCTCGTTTTAAACTTGACTGGTGGCCTTGGCTGCCAGCATTGCACAGAGAAATTGCATGAATATTTATGATACTAATGTGTTAGTACAACTGGTTCCGAATCTGATTACTAGTCAGAACTGGCTGCTAGACCGCTTCTTTCCAAATTTAGTGACTTATGAGACCGAAGAAGTGTCTATTGATGTCGATATCGGTAAACGCCGTATGGCACCATTTGTCTCGCCGCTTGTTGAGGGAAAGTTAGTCGAAAGCCGTAAATACCAGACTAATACATTCAAGCCAGCGTATATCAAGGATAAACGCGCCCCAGATTTGCGTAAACCCGTTCGCCGCCAGATTGGTGAGCGCATTGGGGGTGAGTACACAGCAGCAGAACGCGAAATGTTGAACCTGCAATTCGAGATGGCCGATCAAATCGACATGCTGAATCGTCGTCTTGAATGGATGGCGGCAAATGCAATGGTTTCAGGAAAAATCACTGTTGTCGGTGATGGTTTCCCAACGAAAGTGATCGATTTTGGACGCTCATCGGAATTGACTATCACATTAAGCGGTTCAGATAAATGGCCGACGAAAGTCGCAGTGGGAGCAACAAACACTCAGCCCTCAGAAGATATTGAGGATTGGTCTACTCGTATTCTGAAAATGTCGGGTGCGGTACCTACTGACTTAATTTTTACAACAAAATCATGGAAAGCGTTCCGTCTGGATACGTCTATCAAAGACAACGCAATTACTTTTCCTGCATTGAATCCCTATGGCAACCAAATTGATATCGGCCCTCGCGTAGCAACCGGTGCGATTTATAAAGGGCGTTGGGGGCAATTCGATTTGTGGTTGTACAACGACTGGTTTATTGACCCAGTTGATAACATCGAGAAACCCATGATCCCCGATGGTTCAGTATTAATGTCAGGTGCGGATTTGATGGGAACACGGGCTTTTGGATTCATTTATGACCCAGATTTTACTTATGGGGCATTGGCTTATGCGCCAAAAAGTTGGGTGAATAAAGATCCCGCTCAGCGCTATCTCATGATGCAATCCGCGCCGTTGGTTATCCCAAGTCGTGTGAATGCGGCCCTCTGCGCTACGGTGGTGTGATATGGCAAAAAATAAGCAGGAAACTGGAAACGAACTGGGCGGCTTGCCGCCCGAATTAATGGTAGACGGCCAAGAGCCGGCTTCTCAGATAGAAACGATGGAAGAAGATTCTACCGTTTCCGACAAGAAGGAAAGCCTTTCTGATGATCAGGTAATTGTTGTCGTGCTGAAAGGCCAAACAGTTAAGCATAACGGCAAAGAATACAAAGAGTTCGTGCAACTCATTCTCAATCCAGAAGATGCCGAACGCTTGATTGAGTTGGGGGCTGTTGCTGACGTTAATAAGCTGAGACAACAAGCACTTGCTCAACATGGCCCGACTGTTACGGTCAATGACGGCGTTAAAATCAGTCATGAGGCTTGATGATGGGAATCAATTGGGACCAGCATTTACTTGAACCACTACACAACGTGTTTGGTGACATGGTTGAATACCGCCCGTCTGGTGAAAATCCCTACTTTATAAACGGCATCTTTGACCGGGCGTATACTCAAACAGTCGAATCACTGGATGACACTAGCACCATCAATACAACATCCCCAGTTTTGGGCGTGCGCGACATTGAGTTTCAGGCACAGCCAAAAAAAGGGGATCGGGTATTTATTGGCATGGTTGGTGGTGTTCCCGTCAATACTTTGTTTGCCGTGGCAGATACTCAGCAAGACAGCCACGGCGGAACAAAACTTATTCTAAACAGGGTGAAATCATGAATGCGGCAAGTATTCGGGCGCTAGTCATTGACGCGCTTAAACATAAGACCGATGCAGAAGCGCGGGTTTATTCTCCGCGCGACTGGTCAACAACCGAAGATATGTACCCGGTCATTCTTGTGCAGACGCCAATTGATGTTAAAAACTCGCTTGGCCGTAACGTGCCACAGTTTAATACGGTTACGACAGTACGTGTCACTGGCAGATTGCAAGAACTTGACAGCGAGGCGGAAGACGATGGCGCGGTTAAAGCCGAAGAATCTCTCGAACGGTTGCGCGAACAGATAGAGCGGGCAGTGATTAACAGTTATGAACTCACTCGTCAAACGCAACAATATCAACAGATACGTTCAACAATAGATATTGATGCATCTGGGGAAGGCCATACAGCACAACTGTTAATGGAATTAGACATCGAATATTACCAGGGGCCGGAAGACTTTTATCAAATCGAAGCAGCAGAACTGGACGAAATCGACGTCACAGTCGCCATGCCTGATGGCACCCCCGAACCCCATTTTCGAGTTAATTTTCCGAATTAATTTCCAGGAGTAATCCATGTTCGTAAAACCTGTTATCGGGAGGCGTGTACGCGATCCCGTCAAAGGCACCTTTTTGCCCGAAGGTTGCACAGAAGTACAAGACAGTCTGTTTTGGCATCGTCGCGTAAAAGACGGTGACGTTGAAATATGTCAGCCCGAAAAAGCAGTTAAAAAGGCGGCAGTCAAGGAGAATGAATAATGGCCGTACCCTTTTCACGTGTGCCCAACAATATCCGGGCACCGCTTTTTTACGTTGAGTTCGATAACTCAATGGCAAACAGCGCAATTGCGACACAGCGCACACTGATCATCGGTCAGATGTTGAGTACGTCTACAGCAAAACCAGACATCCCGGAACGTATTTCTTCCGCCGCCCAAGTCGCTAATTTATACGGCAACGGCTCGATGTTGCACGGCATGACTGAGGCTTATTTCGCTAATGATCAAGCTGCCGAAATCTGGGTTTTGCCCCTTCAAGATGCTGACAGTATGGTCGCGGCCAAAGGTAGTGTAAAAGTCTCCAGTCCAGCAACGGACACTGGAGTTATCTCGCTGTATATCGGCGGTCAGCGTGTGCAGATCACTGTAGTTGCAACAGATAAAGCAGAGCAAGTCGCTACTGCATTGTCAGACGCAATTAACAAAAAAGTGACATTGCCGGTCACAGCGATAGTCGCATTTGATTCCGCTGACACGGTGACGTTAACAGCCAAAAACAAAGGTGCGGCGGGTAACAGCATTGATCTGCGATTGAATTATCGCGGTCAAGCAGGCGGTGAATTTACTCCCGCAGGTATGGAACTGAAAATAACTCAAATGACAGGCGGTGCAGGAGCGCCAGATCTCAAAAACGCATTGGGTAATCTCAAAGACCGCTCATTTGATTTTATTGCGAATCCATACACTGACACCGCGTCATTAGATGATGTGAAAGCGTTTCTGTCTGATACGGTTGGTCGTTGGTCGTGGGAACAACAGTTATACGGACACTCATTTAGCGCCGTCAATGGGGCATACGGCGAGTTGGCTAGCTTCGGCGAGCAAAGAAATTATCAGCATGAAACTCTGTTGGGAGTCACTAATTCCCCATCCCCGAATTACATTTGGGCCGCTGCTTTGACGGGAGCAGTCGCGCCAAGCTTACGCAATGACCCCGGCAGGCCATTACAAACATTGCCGATTAACGGCGTTCTGGCTCCGGCATCAGAGGACCAGCTTGACTTAATCGAACGTAACAATCTGTTATATAGCGGGATTTCAACGTTTACGGTTGCTGATGATGGCACAATCAAAGTCGAAAACATCATCACGACATATCAGAAAAATAGTTTTGGTGATAACGATGACAGTTATTTAGAAGTTGAGACGTTGTACTTGCTGATGTACGTCACCCGCTATATCCGCACACAAATTACGAGTAAGTTTGCACGGATGAAATTGGTGAAAGACGCTACCCGGTATGCGCCCGGCTCAGCCATTGTGACGCCGAATGTCATTCGCGCCGAACTCATCGCGCAGTATCGTACTTTGGAATACAACGGCTACGTGCAGGATTCGAAAAGTTTTGCGAACGGGCTGATTGTCGATATCAATCCACAAAATCCGAACAGAATCGACGTCCTGTGGACTGGCACACTCATCAATCAGTTGCGGGTTTTTGCACTGCTTAATCAGTTCCGCTTGCAAGCAGCATAAGAGGTAAACATGGCAAATACATCAAAACGGCTCGCGGGTACCGCTTATGTCACTGTAGATGGCATCAGTATTATGGTCGCGGGAGATTTTACATGGAGTCCCTCAACGGTCACTCGCGAAACATTAACAGGCATGGACTACGTACACGGCTACAAAGAGAAACCGCAAGCGGGTTTTATCTCATGCAAAGTGAGGGACAGTGGCGGAACAACTGTCGCTGACTTCAATAATCAAACCAATGTCACTATCGTTGCTGAGATTGCGAACGGCAAGACAATTATTGGCGAGGGCATGTGGACGGTTAACACCCAAGAAGTCAATAGTGAAGATGCAACTTTTGAAGTGCGCTGGGAAGGCACTTCGGTTACTGAAAATTAATTTTGGAGAATCAACATGTTAGAAACCACTAAAACTATCGTATTAAACACCCCAATTGAAAGCAATGACGGTAAAGTCCGCTACGAGCAGATTGATTTGAAAGAACCGGTGCTGATTCAAGTTGAACAGTTTTATGAAGCGCAGAACAAATCAAATCATTCAATCGCTGCTATGCGTCTATTGCTCTCTTTAGTATCAGGCATCCCGGAATCAGTATTGAAGAAAATGGCTATCAGTGATTTTCATCAGTGTCAGGAGTTCCTTTTAGGTTTTTTGGACTCGAAGCGCTCAATAGCTGGCAGCAATTAGCCGCTGACGTCACATTCCACTATCGTTGGGGGCCGCGTGATGCGTGGCTCTTAACCCGATCACGGCTTGAGTGGTGGGTAGAGCAAGCTAACCGGATAAGTAAGGAGCGAAACGATGGCTAACACTTTCGATTTTGAGCTAAACGCTGATGAGAACGTCACAAAAGTTATCGATGAAATCAATGCAAAGTTGAATAGTCTCAATCCCAACTTGGCAAAGACTAAAGAAGGTCTGAAATTTGGGGGATCTGAATCCACTGACGGGGTGGATGTACTTGGTACAAAGTTACGTGATATGTCACGTTATGCCAAAGATAACGTTCAGCATATCGGTGATATTGTGCCACCACTTAAAAATGTCGGTGAACTTGCGACAAAATACGCCGGGATAGGAGCGAAAATTGGCGGCATTGGTATGGTGGCCTATGGGGCTACAAAGGCATTTAAAACCCTAAATGAGGGTGCATCTAATGCTTACAATCTTGATGTGAGCGCAAAAAATGCCGCAATGACACCTGAAAATTTTTCGCGTCTCAGGGGGGCCATGATAATACTTGGTGCCGAGGCTGATAAAGCCCACGAAGCTGTTGAAGGTTTATATGAAGTGTTTAATGAACCACTACAGGTGAGAAATGTTGCTAAGTTAGCTCAATTAAACAGTATGGGAGTACATATCTATACAAATAAAGATGGCACAGCAGATGCGTATAAGACCATTCAAGAATTGGCTAAAGTGTTTCCTGGATATTCTTCTGATAAACAGAAGACAATAGCTAAACTTCTTGGTCTTGATGATAACACTCTTGCGTTATTGCGCGATGCTGTGGGGTTAAAAGAGCGATTAAAGCAATCTGATAGGTTTGGTTTTACTGTTGATCCTGACCTTAATAATCGCCTTAATGAGCTTAATAGTTCATTAAGGGAATTAAATGCAGCTTGGGAGGGCTTCAAGCAGAGAGGAGAAAATAACCTTAATAACCTTTTAACTTCCGATGGTTCGGTTAAAGATGGACTAGAAGGTGTAACGGATATACTAACTAATGGGTTAGACAGTATATCGCTTGCGCATGCACTTGGTGCTACGCGCGGCAAAGAAGCCGATCAGCTTAGGTGGGGTTATAATACGCCAGAGTTTTATCAAAGTTTAAGCTGGAGCGATAAGGTTGCCCTTGATTTTGGTGTAATGTCTGATGGCTTTCGCGAAAAATATAATGAATGGCAAAAATCGCATCCTCAAAATGAAGTTATTCCACAACCACCAAAAGTAGAATCGCCAAAAATAGAACCTCCTAAATATCCCGATCCTTACGGAAAACCAGTAAAGGATTCGTTTGGCTTGAGAATTAAAAATCCGGGAAATGTGCGTGACGCACCTAATGGAATAGGGTATGTACAAGGAAAAAATGGAACATTTGTCAAGTTCGGTAATAATCATGATGGACTCTCTGCATTGGCTCGTCAGTTAATGCTGAACGGCGATAGAGGAAAGAATACTGTTAATAGCACAATCAGTACTTATGCGCCAGCCGGAGGTGTAGATAGAAATGATACCCAAGCATATATTAACTTTGTCTCAAACGAGACAGGCTTTCTTCCCAACCAACAACTAGATATGCATGATCCGAAAGTGCTTGAAAATCTGATGGTAGCAATGATTAAACAGGAAAATCATGGACAACAGCCATTCAGTAAGCAGGAGATCACGGATGCAATAACCGCTGCCATCTTTGATCCGAAATGGCAGGGTTTGCGTGATAGATATTATCTAAATCAACAGCGCATGCTGAATCAACCCGCGCTGCCTGAATCGGATAAAAGACCCGTGTCCATCTTTGCAAATCAAGCAAATCAAGCAAATAATAGCGAACTTGCTCAGAACATAGCCGACGCGATTCAATCGGCAATTGGTCAAAACAAACTCCAGGTAGAAATCACAATTGTCAGCAACAAGACCGGAGAACGGCAGCAATTTAATGCAAAAACCGGAGGCCGGGTAACAACATCTATGCAATATCCTTGATTTTCTTACTTGTCTAAATGATGATTGGCTCTTTAGTAAAGGAGGTATTTATGTCTATCTGGCAAGTCATACTGTTGCTTGTTTTCTTATTCTTTATTGCATTATATTTATCTTTTAAAAAAGAAAAAACAGGGCTAAGAACTGTAATGAGGGGGCTATCTATTGTTATCCCTATTATCTTGGTTTCTGCATTTTTTATAATGGAAAACTCAATCAGTAAAGGTTGCTATAGTAATGAGCAGAATTTTTATGAAAGGAAAGATGCCCTTTGCTATGGAACTGACAGAATCACACAAGTGACCATAGGTGATAGGGAGCTTGAAATAGATCGCTTTATGATTTTGTCAAAAAATAAGGTGGTTATTCATACAAAAGATGGTGGTGATTTTGTCGGGTCATATGCGAATGGTACGTTCATTGTGAAGTGGCTTGATGATTTAGTTTATTAGATTAGGTTCAGTATTGCAGTAAGCCCCGTCTGGGGCTTTGATAATAAACTTTATCTGCCGCGCATCACTTTAGCGACATTCCTTTTCGCAAGTGATAATGCTCTTTTTATATCATCTAGCAGAGATTCAGCTCTTTTGACATCTTCAAGCGCAGCCTCTATGGATGAATTTGGTAGCCATTGCTTTGCAATGATATCCACTTGTTGAATATTGTCGCTGACAATATTTCGGGTATCTCCGTTTATTATGTTGATCCTATGCTTGCAGTACATTCCGTTTTCACCTGCGGGACAAGTGCAGAATGCTAGGAACTCTTTTACATCCTTTGTAAAAGTGACTTTATATGGTTCTTCCGCTGAACCTTGCACGAGAAAATTTATTTTTTCCATGAGACACCTCATAAGCGGAGTTTATCAACTATTTCTTGATTTCTATCAGTTTTTTGATTTTTTCAACATCCAACTCAATAGAAACCAATCTTTCTTCTATGCTTGGTTTGTGAGCTATATCTGAGTTTTGAGAAACCCAATTTTCAATGGCTGCAACCATTTCGGTATTAAGAGATCGCCCTTTTTTATCAGCAATCTTTGCTATTTCCTCTTTTAATTCAATAGGAAGTCTTAAATTAACTTGAGGGTGCTTATATGGTCGCTTGGTCATTATGAGTTTCTATTATTCAGTTAACTTCAAGATAGATTAAGTGCGTACCTATTGACTATCAATGCGTACCTATTTAATATGTATGCATACCACATACAAAAGCATACAAAGGAGGTGTTAATGAAAGTGGCTGAACCCGTATCTGTTCGGATGCCGACAAAGCTAAAAGAGATTCTTCAATCAATAGCTGATGCAGGTGATAGATCTTTGAGTAAGGAAATTCTTCGGAGAGTGAAGGAATCACTAAAAAATGAAGGGATAGTAATCCCCGAATGACAAAACCCCAAAGGCTGGCACCAATGGGGTTTATAGAAGCCGGAAATCTTAGAGGAAAACCGACATGACAAGTATAGCAATTAATGAAACACATAACACTATCAACGTGCCGTTCTATGGTGACAACCTTTACGTAGTTAACCATAACGGCGAGCCATATGTTCCAATGAAACCCATTGTTGACGGTATGGGGTTGGCTTGGCAGTCTCAATATGAGAAGTTAAAACAAAGATTTAAATCAACCATCACGGAAATCGTGATAGTTGCCGCAGATGATAAAAAGCGAGATATGATTTGCCTTGCCCTCCGCAAGCTAGCAGGCTGGCTAAATACTATTAGCCCAAACAAAGTTAAAGCCTCTATCCGGGATAAGGTTATTCAATATCAGGAAGAATGTGACGATGTTCTCTATGAGTACTGGACCAAGGGCGAAGTAACTAAGAAGACCAAAACAACAACAGACGAACGCACCCCGTTACGTGATGCTGTTAACATGCTGGTGGGTAAACGTGGGTTGATGTACCCGGAAGCGTATAGCTTCATTCATCAGCGTTTCAACGTTTCTAGCATTGATCAATTGCCAGCTGAGAAGATAACAGAAGCTGTTGAGTATGTTCATAAGCTTGTATTAGAGGGTGAGTATCTTGGCAAAGCCGAGTTACCAGCACCATCTAAAATTCAATTCACTGATGATGAGTTGTGTAGTCTTTGTTGGTTGTGGCGGGATGCTGTTGAGATGATTAGTTCAATATCTGATGTTTATCCAATTCTGAGAGCTGCGGAACATAGGCTCGAAGGTAAATATTATTCAATGTCACGTGAATACCCACGAAACATGAACATAGCCCGGCGCTTATTAGAAAGAGAGACAGCGCATATTGAATGCGCCTCGTTTACCGGTAGTGACTGGGGAGTATTAAACAGCTTAAGACTTGGTAATCTGCCGTTTTAACCCCTAAGCCAAGGATGGCACAATGTATGATTTAGGCAGAGGATTAAAAAAACTATGTCAAAGATAGGTAAAACCGAATTGACGATTCTCAATATAAGAACGAATATTAGTTATATGGCACTATTTTAGGGCAACTTTGGATGGTACAGGCGATTATTAATAACAGCATGTTAACATGGGCGAGAAATCGAGCATCTCTCTCCGTGTATTATATCGCTGAAAAATTTAATAAACCTGTTGAAATAATTACTGGTTGGGAGGATGGAAAAGAACCCATTACCTTCTCTCAAGCACAAAGGTATGCTGATTTAACTCATATTCCTTTTGGTTATTTATACTTAAATAAACCACCATACGAGCAGTTACCCATCCCTGATAGGAGAACCTTGGGGAGCATAGATAAACCTATATCTTTAGAGTTGAGAGATACGATAAATGATGTATTAATTAAACAGGAATGGTATAGAGAATACGCTAAAGCAGGTAATTTTAGTGAAGTTGATATTGTTGGTGCACTAACCATTCATCACTCTGTGGCGGATGTTGTTAACTTTATAAAAAATAAAATTGATATTTCCATACCCCCTACAAGGGGCAAATGGACTGACTTACTTTCTTTACTGGTAAAAAAAATAGAGTCTCTCGGTGTTTTGGTCATGAGAAATGGAGTGGTTAAAAATAACACTCATAGACCATTAAGCGTTGAAGATTTTCGTGGTTTTTGCATTGCTGATAAGTATGCCCCTGTGATATTTATCAATACAAATGATGCGAAATCTGCCCAATTATTTACTTTGATTCATGAATTAGCTCACTTAATTATCGGTGATTCTGCAATTTCTGATCTATCCCATAACACTAGAATTAAAGAAGAGATTTTATGTAACGCTGTAGCAGCTCAATACTTGACCCCTGAAAATATTTTCCTTAGAGAGTGGGTGAATAGCGAAAATTGGGAAGATAACATCGATAGATTGGTATCTATTTTTAGAGTTAGCCGGTGGGTTATTGCAAGAAGAGCTCTTGATCTTGATTTGATATCCTCTGATGAGTACGAAATATATATAAAAAAAATAAATGATAAAACAGAGGCCGGAAGAGGAATTTATACACGAAATCAAAAAGTCAGGATAAGTGAAAGGTTAGCTATAGCTGTTGTTACTCAAGCGCTTGAAGGTAAAATGTTACTGAGAGATGCACAACAGTTAACAGGAATTCGACCGAATAAATTATACGAATTCGCTCAAAAGGAGCTGGGGCTTTGATTTACTTAATTGACTCGAATGTTTTTATTCAAGCTCAGAATGAATATTACTGTTTTGATGTGTGTCCTGGCTTTTGGGAGTTTATTGAACGCAAATTCAATGAGGGGCAGTTTATCAGCATTAAAAACGTTTATCATGAGTTAGCAAAACAAGATGACGCTGTTTTTGCTTGGGTAAAAGATAGAAAGTCATTTTTTCAGTCGGTTGATGATATCGATACCCAAAAGAACTTTTCTGAAATAGTCAATTACGTAAATGAAGAATATTCTCCTAGACATAAAAATAGCCGTTTGCATATACAGACATTCCTAAATGTCGCTGATCCTTGGATTGTCGCTAAAGCCAGAACTGTACATGCAACAGTTGTATCCCACGAAGTTAGAGATAAATCCAAACAATCACCTAAACCCAAGATTCCTGATGTTTGTGATCACTTTCACGTACCGACAATAAGAACGAGTGAGTTATTAAGAAGTTTTCAGGTAAAATTCATTCTGGAACAACAACAAAAATAACCTCAACTCTCTTAAAAGATTTTTCGCTTTGCACTTCAATAGTGCCCGCCCCGTGCGGGTTTTTCATTTCTAGGCCGCTTAACTGCGGTTTTTTACTTTAGAGGTCACACATTGGTTAAGCTGACAAAGCAAGAAATAAGGCAGATTTGTACCGATCATGCCAGTTGCGACGCCTCAAATAATTTTCCATCCGAAGTTTCCTATTTAATGAAAAAGCATAAGGTGTCTAGGAGCGCGATACGTATTGATGCGCATCATCCTTGTGGGGAAGATTGCATTTTTATAAAAAAAGACGGAGTGGAATTTTGGGGTGGTTACATTGATGATCAGTTTTATGAAGAAATGAATTCATAACCTGCTCCGGCAGGTTTTTTTGTATCTAAAATAACCATAGGTGGTGATATGCCATTGATTAAAGACGCCATTTCATCATTTTTGGGGAAAGATCAAGAGTGGAAGTGGTCGGAACATTTACACCCGGCATCATTTCGTGGAGTACCGTTTGCTGTAGTCTCAGGTGAAAGCGTATTTGGCAGACGGCAAGCGGTGCATGAATACCCTTACCGTGATACGGCTTGGATTGAGGATCTTGGCCGCAGTAGCCGAAAGATAACCCTACGTGGCTTTATTATTCAAGATAGCAAAGTTTATTCCGCACCGGATGTGATTACACAGCGCAATAACTTGATTGCAGCCTGTGAAGAAGGAGTTAGCGGGACGCTGATACATCCCACGCTTGGCGAATTAACTGTCAGCGTTACTGAGTCCGGCTTGCGAGTGAATGAAAGTGCAGACAATGGCCGGGTGTTTGAGTTCACGCTCACAGTGATTGAGTCTGGCCTGAAAGTCTTTGCTATCACAAACAGCACGGCGGCAGACAGTAAAGTGAATGCTAATTGGCTCAGAACGGCTACAACGACAGCCGCAAAATTTATCTCTATGGTGAAAGGCGAGATCCGCACTGTCACCCAGGCTGTTAAAACCATCAAACAGACCATTAATTTTTGGGAAAAGATGGTGCAGTCATCAATCGATGAAGTGACCAATCTCAGTGATATGTTGAATTCCACGTTCGGTAGTAAACGTTACGGGCGTTACAGTCGCGGGAAAATCGGCGGTTCTGTATCGGGGGCGACGGGTGTTGTACTACGAAATAATGACAGTGAAAACTATAAAAATGTAGTTAATGAAAAGATGGCCGGGGCTGTGATGGGACGAGAAGCCATATCAAAAGCCCTCTCACAACTCAACAACGCCAACTCGATTGATGGGTTGGCTGGTGGAGTGCAGTTAGTTATCAATGCAATTATTAATACAACAGGCAGTACAACAGAGAAAGTGCGGGTATTTGAAAATCTTGCCAGCTTTAAAAATACGCAATATCAGCAAAGCAGTGTAGACCGTGACGTAGCAGAAGCCACCACATTATTGATTGTTGTTCTGTCTGCCGGGGCGATGGCAAAAACAGCAAGCGAACTCATTCCCGCTAATCGTGACGAAGCCGCAACAATTCAGCGGCGTGTTTGTGAGTCTCTTGATAACGCCATTATCAAAGCTGGTGATTTAGCTGCTGATGATGTTTTTCAGGCTCTCGTTCAGCTACGTTATGAGTTTGTTGAAAGCTTCTCACTGAAAGATGCAAAAGGGCGTTTGACGCAGTTTAATTTGTCGTCAGTTTTGCCAGTCTTGAATATTGCTAACAGGATTTATCAAGATGCTGAACGCAGCGATGAGCTAATTCAAGCCGTATCCCCAGTTCACCCGGCATTTATGCCCGTTAAGTTTAAGGCGCTGAAACAATGAAAAGTGATGAGTTGTCATTGGTCATTGGTGGCCGCCGTATTTTTGGTTGGGATAGCGTGAGAGTGACAAGAGGTATTGAGCGTTTGCCGTCCGATTTTGATTTGATGCTCATGGACTACTACCCTGGCAATGATGAGAAGCAGCTTGTAGAACCGGGTGAGAAGTGCGAAGTGTTTCTCGGTGATGATCGCGTGGTCACGGGCTATATAGATAGCTGGAATCCATCTATTTCCAAAAATAAGCATGAGATAAAAGTATCCGGCCGGGGTAAATGTCAGGACTTAGTAGACTGTTCAGCGAAGTGGCCGAACAACGTGATCAGCCAGGCTACCCCGCTACAGATTGCTCAAAAACTCGCGCAATGGTACGACATTCAGGTGACCTCTGATGTTGATGATATGCCGGTTGTCCCTCAGTTCACATTGAACTGGGGCGAGTCATCACAAGAAGTCATTGATCGAGTTACCCGCTTTGCAGCCCTTCTTTACTACGACTTGCCGGATGGCAATTTAATCATGACCAGAGTAGGCACAGAGCTAGCCGCGAGTGGGGTTGAACAAGGGAAGAACGTCGAAACGTCAGATTACAATAGCTCAATGAATGAACGGTTTTCTGAATACACCGGTCTTTCATTTGCTATAAGCGGATTGAACGAAACAAGTAATGATAGCGGCTATGATGTTGTCACGTTAGCAACGGCAAGTGATCCCGAAGCTAAGAAAATGCGCTATCGAAATTATGTCACCATCATAGAAAGCACGCTGATATCAGCAAAGCGCTCGCAAGAGTCAATCGACTGGGAAATGAACCGACGCTACGGGCGCTCAAAAGTGCTGAAAGTGACGGTTGATAGCTGGCGAGATAGCAGCGGTAAGCTGTGGCAACCCAACACGTTGATACCTATTCACATGCCTATTTTCGGACTTGAAAACGAGCAATGGCTATTATCGGAAGTCACTTATACACGGAACGGCGATAACGGCACGCAAGCGCAATTAGTTTTAATGCCGCCAGCGGCTTTCGCAGTACAACCGTATGAGTTTTATGCAATTTTGAGAGAGACTATCAGATGATGAATGATGCAATCAGAAAGTTATCTCGACGTGTCGAAATGATGTTGGGGCTTGGCAAAATCAAGACCTCACGCGATAGCGGAAACATTCAAGTTGTTCAGTACCAGACGCCAATTGAGGTCCGTGATAACACCGCGCGTATGGCTGAATTTGGCTTCTCGTCTGCATTGCCCCCCGGAACTGATGTCGTAATTGGTTATCTTGGTGGGGATCGTTCAAGTGCTGTAGTGATTGCCAGCAACAATAAAAAATATCGACATAAGAATTTAAATCCCGGAGAAGTAGTGCTCTATAACCAGTGGGGATTACACATCTTATTAACCGAGTCAGGGATCACTATTGAAGCCAAAGGTCAGCCAGTGACTATAAATAACGCCACTAAGGTAACAATCAACGCTAGCGAGTCTGTACTTTGTAACACGCCAATTTTAAAAGTGACAGGTGATATCGTTGATAACTGCAATAGTAACTCTTCAACAATGAAACAGTTGCGTGATTCGTATAACCGGCATACGCATAAAGTATCCGGTGTGGAATCTGGCGGTTCAACAGTGACGAGTCAACAAACCGGGGAGCCAGTGAAATGAGTGATATTACTTCGTACTGGGATGTGAATAAGATTCATGCCGATTGGCTGGCGGGGAACGGGGATTTGGTCACTGGAGACGATTTGCAAACTGCAATGATAGTTAGTCTGTTTACAGATAGACAGGCACGTAGTGATGATGAAATCGACGGAGTTGACAGAAAGGGCTGGTGGGGTGATGTCGGCTCGGATTACCAAATTGGCTCAAGATTATGGTTAATTCGACGCCAAAAACTCACTACCGCCGTCGCGCTGAAAGCAGAAGATTATGCGCGTGAGGCGCTACAGTGGATGTTAGACGATGGCGTTGTCGCTTCTGTAAATATCAACACTCAAATCGTTTACCCAAATCGATTAAATATGATTATTCGCTATCAACGGCCAGGAAGAGAGAGTGAAGACTTAAGATTTTTCTGGGTATGGGAAAAGAATAATGCCATTCAAACGACAAACACTATCTGAGCTGCGCGAGCAGAACCGCAGCTTTTTACAGTCTGAACTTGATGATGCCGGCACATTGCTGAGATATTCAAACATGGGCGTTCTTGCTGACATGGACGCCGGCATGGCTCATTTACACTACGGCTATCTTGACTATATCGCACTGCAAACTACGCCCTTTACTGCAACTGATGAACATCTCGCAGGTTGGGGGGCAATGAAAAAAGTCTTTCGCAAACCTGCGAATGCGGCAATTTGTAACGATTACCAGTTCACTGGTGTTGAGGGGGCGATGATTCCGGCAGGGACCATACTCAATCGCGGCGACGGTTATCAATACAAAACGCTTTATGACGTTCGTATAGCACAAGGTGGCACAGCTAATGCATTAATAGCAGCAATTCTGCCGGATATCTCTGATGATGTGACTGGGGGAGGTAGTGCGGGTAATGCTGACGCGGGGACAGTGTTAACACTCGATCAAAGTATTGCCGGGGTTGACGTTCAGGGAAAAGCTGTAACACCGATTATCGGCGGGGCAGATATTGAAAATGAGGATGATTTTCGTTCCCGGATTCTGCTTGCTTATCAAGGGCTTTTGTCCGGTGGTTCTGACGATGACTACAAATTGTGGGCGCTATCCGTGCCGGGCGTTACTCGTGTGTGGATTCGTCGGCGAGCGATGGGAGCGGGGACAGTTGGTATATATATCATGTGTGATAATAACGGCAAAGGCGGTTTCCCAACCGGTACTGATGGATTTTCTAAGCTGGAAAATTACGGTACGTCAGCAACGGGAGATCAAGCAAGAGTTGCGGATTACATCTACCCGTTGCAGCCAGTTACTGCTTTAGTATGGGTTTGCTCACCAATTCAGAGGAAAATTGACATTATAATCAACGGTATATCGTATGTTAGTCGTGATGTGACGAATGCTATTGCAGCAGCTATTGATAATGTATTTTTTGAAAGCGGGAATCCTGACGGGACGGGAAGAGTTCTCATATCTGAACTTCAATATGCGATTGCTGATGTGCCTGGTACTGCGGGATTCGTGATAACAAACCCGACAAGCAATATCAAATTAGGGGTTGGAGAACTGCCGTTGCGAGGGGAGGTTATCTATACATGAGTCGATATAGCGTAGAAGACTATACATCAGCGTTAAACGGGCTATTGCCTTCTGGGCTTGCATGGACTCGTCAGCACTCATCTGTTATGAATGCAGTAACAAGAGCGATTGCGCATTCATATTACCGAAGTGATCGTGACGCATGGGGGTTAATTGAAGGTGCTTTCCCAGCAACAGCTACTATTATGTTACCAGAGTGGGAAAAGTCGCTAGGCTTACCCGACGATTGCGGTATCGGAGAAGTTGATACTATTCCGCTCAGACAGAAAACGGTTGTTTCTCGATTGTTGAGAGATGGCGGCCAGTCAAAAGAGTTTTTTATTAATCTAGCGGCAACGATGGGCTATACCATTACGATCACTGAGTACAGACAAGCAAGGGCGGGACAATCAGTTTGTGGGGAAGCCTTAAACGGTGAAGATTGGCCTTTTGTTTGGCGAATTAATGCCCCTAAAACTACCATCTTTTACGCTGTAGCTGGTGGAAGTTATTGTGGTGATCCGCTTCGTTCGTGGGGTAATAAGAGGCTTGAATGTCAATTTAATCGTCTTTGTCCATCCCACACAATTTTACAGTTCGGCTACAGCAACTAAATAATCCTTTATTTATTTTCATAATCACCTTTAATGAGTGAGGTTTTGCGATGCAAAAAATTGGTGATGTTACAAATACAGCAGACAAGAACGGCGAATTTACAAACGGCAATGTTGCCGCAGGTATTGCACCGACATTATTAGACGCAGGGTGGTTTAATACCGTTCAGCGTGAATTAATTAATGCAGTACAGGGAGCGGGAATTAAATTAGATAATAAAAATGACAGTCAGCTTTTTGCTGCTATCAAAAGATTAATTGATAACAGCGCGGTAGAAATTCACGACGCCTCATTAACCCAAAAAGGAATAGTTCAACTCACAGACAAAACAGGTAACAGTAATACCCTTGCGGCCACTCAGAAGTTAGTTACTGATGTGAATGACAACGCTAACACCAAACTCTCAAAATCCCAAAACGGTGCCGACATCCCTAACAAAAGTGAGTTTGTGAAAAACCTCGGTTTGGTGGAGACGGTGAATAAGGCGAATAATACGTACTCTAAATCAGAGTCTGATAATAAATTTGCGCTGAAAAAATCACAAGACGATTTTACTTGCGGAAGCTTAAATGTTGCTGCTAATCACGAGTACCCCGGCATCAAATTAGAAAAAAAAGACGGTAGATACGTTCAAATTTATGCAAATCCTGACAAGCAGGACCCTCTGACAATCTCATACAGAGACAAATCTGGCGATACAATCTATTACGCAAGTGTGCAGAAGAAATCCGGCATGCTAGCGATGCTTGATGATATCAACGTGCCGGTCGGCGTTCCTGTTCCGTACCCTCATAGATACACCCCACCCGGCTATCTTACATGCAACGGCCAATCATTTGATAAATCTTTATACCCGATGTTAGCAGAAGCTTATCCTGCCGGTAGGGTACCCGATTTAAGAGGGGAGTTTATTCGCGGATGGGATGATAGTAGAGGTGTTGATAGTGGTCGGGTGTGTGGTACGTGGCAGGGTGATGCAATACAGAACATTACTGGCGGGTTTACAATTCGACGTCACCGCAGCTGGTCGCAGCTAGAAAACGTAACGGGTTGTTTTAATAGTAAATTTAACTCCGCGTCGGGGTTGGCTGTAAATCAATCAGCAGGAGAAACGGGGGCTGATAACGTTACATTTGACGCATCTCGCGTTGTTCGTACTGCGTCAGAAACCCGCCCCCGCAACGTCGCATTTAACTACATAGTGAGAGCAGCATAATGACAGAACAAAAATACTCTTTAGAACATGAAACGGCCGTACTTGGAAAAGATGGTTTAGCCACTCAGGCCGGGTGGATTAAGGTTTATCACTCGAATCAGATAACGAGAGAATTCACAAACTCTGATATTGAATACGTTATGCTCGGTGTCAGTCTATCAGCCGGTGCTTATCCCGATGCTCCCGAACTGCCACAATCTGATGACGAAGCGGTTTGCCGAAGCATGGACGGTAAATGTTGGGAAATACTCCCAGACTATCGCGGAAAAATCGCTTACGACACGTTAACACGGGAACCGATTGAGATAACGGAAATCGGTGAGCTACCGGAAACCCTGACATTCAAGAAACCTCCCACCGATTTCGACAAATGGGATGGCAAAGAGTGGGTAGTTGATAAAGACTTACTCAAAGCCCATCAAATCAACGAAGCAAAACAACAGCAAGCAACACTGTTACAACATGCAAATGAATCCATTGAATTACTACAAGACTCTGTTGACTTAGAAATTGCGACTGATGCAGAGAAAGCGGCTCTGTTGGAATGGAGAAAATACAGAGTGTTAATCACTCATGTCGATGTGAATCAAGCGCCTGATGTTGAGTGGCCGGAAGTGCCGAAGTGAAAATATAGCGAAAAGATATAGTGAATGAATAGTGAAGTGTGACTTGAATCAACAAAAAAGCCACCTTGCGG